ATGAATTAGACAAAATAGTGAGTAAAAAAATAATGATACATTTACAAACATTTTTTGATAAAAAATGGCAAAGTAATGATCCTATAGGAGCAACCAACAAAAAAAATAATCGTACAAAAAAATATTATTCACATCAACATAACAAAACAAGTAAAAAATGTTGATTTTCTATTTATTGGGGTATAAATTTATCTTGAAATCATTCTTAATTTTTTCTACATGAGTTTTAGTTTTTGATATAACGTAATTTAATACATTTTCAAATATAGTTGTAGATAATAAGAAAAAACCCGCACTAAAAGCTACTCGTTTGTCTAAATGATTACACTTAGTAATACGCCATGGATTAAATCGATAAAGAAGAAAAAAACATACATATAGTTTTACTATATTATGCAATAGATTGATATACTGAGGTGAAATAAAATAAATTCCTAACGCCAATGAAATATATAAAAAATAAGTAACAAACAAAATAACATCTAGTGTTTTATCTTGAAATTTATCTAAATCATAAAAAACCATTTTGTTGTTAGCTTATAATAAATAAAAATAACTATTATATATTGTAGTTATTTTTATTTTTGTGTGTTTGTGTTTGTGTTTGTGTTTGTGTTTGTTTTTTATGCATGAGCAAGATGTTCTATACTTGTCTCGGTATCTTTTTCAGTAACGTCCTTATTTTGTAATTTTGAATATATATCTAATGTACGAGCACTAGCATCTGTTGCATTCACGTATTTAGGCATCCAATAATATGGTATTATATTATCAGTATCCTTATAATGAGAATTAAATAAAAATTTGTAATATTTTTTTTCAATTTCGGATTTCGATATTATAATATTTTTATCAATCTTTTTTTCAGATTCTATATTGGTTAAAATGTAATCTTGAATGATTTCATACAATGAACGTGTATTTTTACTTACTCCATCGCTAAATGCTTCTTTTGTTCTCCAAATAATTTCATCTGGAAGTATTGGTTCTCCATCTGAATTTTTAAAATATTTTTTCGAAAATGCAGTTCTTAACAGATATTTCTCACATAGTTTGTTTTTTGGATGAAAACGAACACTTGGGTGTATTGATAAATAATATTGCACCCATGATCTGTCTAAAAATGGTGTTCTTGGTTCTAATCCATGACTAGAAATACATTTATCTGATCGTAATACATCAAATGCATGTATATTTTTCAATAATCGTCTAGTTTCTTTATCAAATTCTAGCTCATCTGGACATGTATGCATATATAAATAACCACCACATAATTCATCCGAACCATCCCCATTAAAAATTACCTTAGCACTACTGTTTTCTGCTATATATTTTCCCAATAAATAATTTCCAATACTTGCTCTTACGGTTGTAGTATCATAACTTTCTATTGTATATATTACTTGATTTATTGCACCAATAAAATCTTCTTCTTTCAATACTATCTCTGTATGTTTAGTTCCCAAATAATCAGCCACTATTTTAGCATATTTTAAATCTTCTGAACCCTCTAATCCAATACTGTATGTTTCAAGTGGATCAAGGGAAATATCTTTATGATATTCATTTACTAAAGCAGTAACTAAACTACTATCCAAACCACCTGATAATAAACATGCAATAGGACGTTCAGTAATATAACAACGTTTTTTGATAGCATTTGTAAAGTAATATTGAATGTTTCTATAAATAGACCTCATATCATTTTCATTTTTAACATCATCTATGTTATACATAATAGTATTAAAACCATATGTATGGTATCGTTCTTTTTTATTAAATATCCAATCACATGAAACAACATGAGGTAATATGTATAAAGAATAGGTTCCTGGTTCAAAATGTTCAATTATGTGTTTATCACTTTTAAATGCATGTAACATTTTTATTTCTGATGCAAATCCAATTAAATTATCACTCGCTTGTTCTTGTAGTGGATCATTTTCATGATAAAGAAAATATAGTGGTCTAACACCATATGGATCACGTGCTATATATGTTTTTGCATAATCATTATTAATATCATAATCACATAGTACAAATGCAAACACACCATCCAACATTTGCAACGCTTGATCTATTCCATATCTTTTATATAAATGTATAATTACTTCACAATCTGAATCAGTTGTAGGTGTTACATCCATCATTTCATACAATTCTTTATAATTGTAAATTTCACCATTACAAATAAGAGTAATATCATCCATGATCATAGGTTGATTTGATTTAGAATTTAAACCGTTGATTGCTAATCGATGAAACCCCATAATTTGTTTTAAACCTATACGTTCTAATTTAGAAAATTCTGGACCACGACCTCTTCCCTTGTTAAAATTATCAATAATGAATTGATTCGTATAATTTGTATTATTATTGTTTAGTAATGTAAAAATTCCACACATGTTGTATTTCTAACGTGTAATAGTAATTATAGCTATATATTGTTATTTATATAACAAAATATATCTTTATATTTGTTATTATATATTTGTTTTTATCTTCATCTATAGTAATAATACAATACAAACTAAAATAAAAGTTTTATAATAATAATAATAATAATAATAATAATAGTAATAATAATAATAATATTAAATGAACATTACAAATACCCCCACAACTAATTATGATAATGAATGTTCATCCGAAATACAATCCAATATAAACAAAAAAATATATGATAGAAATATACCGTCCTATTTGCTTCAACCTTATATAAATGTACGACCTGTAGCAACAAAATATTCCTTTTTTCCTATTGTAGATCCTAGAGCACCTATCAATGTACCAATGGACCAATATCCTAGTTATAACACGAATAAGGTTTTTTATCCAGGTAATACCACGGCTCCTTTTTCTGGATATATGCAAAATGTAAATACTGAAAGCGAATTAAGAAATCAAATATATGCATTACAAAAATGCCCACAGTCAGAATATGTTCCTTCCAGTAAAAGTGATCTTTATCAATATAATATGATTTTAAATTCAAATATAACACAGAATAATACAGTAAAACAATCGTTTCCTTATTTGTTCAACGAAGAAAAATTTGATAGTTTTAATCCAAATAAGGATAATTTAGGAAACAAGACATTTAATAATTGTACTCGCGTGGAAATTCGTTCAATGAATACACCATGTCCGTAATTATTAGACAAACAACATACAACACCAACAACACCAACAACACCAACAACACCAACAACAATATGTAAAAGTGTAATAAATAATATGTAAATGTAAATATATTATTTATTTTTGGTTTTATATATGAATTCCAATGATGAATATGTAAATCAGATTACATTGAAATATTTAACAAGTATAGATTATCAAAATGATGTTCGTGGTGTTAGTGTTAGTGATACACAAAACGAAGGATGCAAAATAAATAAATCAAAACATACGGGGTCGAAAATATATAGGCAAAAAGATAAAAAATTTTACAAAAAAAGAATTTTGAATATTATAAAATTGTTATTAAATGATGGTATTGGTGTCGATAACGACAAGGACAACATAAACCAGCCAAATTATCCCCTTTTTCCAGATATTAAAAATACATTTGATATTTTTATAAGAACATGCATTGACTATTTAAAATCACAAGACAAGTGTGATATTATTCAAAATGATTATAATAATTTTACAAATGTTACCAATTTAGATGCCAACGTTACATCAGAACCAAGCAGTAATATAGCAAATAGCAATGAAATGAATGCTTTGATGATGCGTACAATTATAAAAAAAAAGAATTCGATTGATTCATTTGTAAAACGCACATCTACACGACAAACGGCAACTATAATACCACAGAAAAAAAAAATAAATTTGCATGATCCCGAATTAAAAACTAAGGGGTTGGTATTGGGTGGTGTGGGTATAGGTACTGTAGCAAAACCACCAAAATTTGATACATCACCCCAAAAAGATAAAAAAATGTGTGAAAATAAAAATAATAATATATATAAAGAAACTATACCAAAATTAGATATTTTATCAAAAAATGATAACCAGGAAGAAAAAACCCCAAATGAAAAGGACTCCGATCAAAAAAAACATAAGAAAGACAAAAAACAAAAAAACAAGAAAAACACGCTACAGTTATTCATTGAAAACAATGAATGATAAATTTATCGGCGAACAAATGAAAAAAGAACAATGCAGTCCTATATCCACACAAAATGAAAAAATAGGGAAAAAAACAAATGAAAATAGTTGTTTATCCGATAATGCATTATTCAGATTAAGAGATTTATGGAATGCTAGACATCCTGATGTTATAATAAAAACAAATGATCCTCGTGAAATATGGAACCAATTGTATCATTATATGAAAAATACATGTAATAAAGAATCCTGTTGGTTGAAGCAAAATTTTGCGAATCATGACAAATATTTAAAAAAAGAATTGGACGAATCTTTCGCTCCGGAATATCCAAAAGAATGGAAAAAAAATCCTAACAAATGGTTATCGAGTATAGATATTTTGAATGTAATGAAACA